GACGTAACATCAGGCATTACATTCACAACTGGCGGTGACACTACTTTTATCAGTGGTGAAAGAATAGACACAGGAAACATTAGACTTAGTGGAAATACAATTGAAAGCACAGCAGGTGATTTAAATCTTGATGCAGATTCTAACACAATTAATTTATTGCAAAATGTAAACATTACAGGAAACCTAGATGTTACTGGTAATGTCAGCATAGGTGGTAATATTACAATAGGTAATGACCCAACTGATACAATACAAATTGTTGCTGGTATTGAAAGTGATATATTACCCAGTGAAACTAACACCTACAGTTTAGGTACATCTGCAAAAACTTGGAGTAATTTATTTGTAAATGAATCTACAATAGATGGAATACGTATTACACAAAATTATATCACAACCACTGATAGTAATGCAGATTTAGATCTACGTGCAAACGGAACAGGTAATGTAGTAATTCCAAGTAATGATGTACAAATAGATCAAGACTTAACTGTTGACGGCACAGCAACTCTTGCAAATACAAACATCACAGGAACAATAACACTCGTTGGAGACTTTACTCAAACAGGTGACACTACAGTAACAGGTGATGTTGATGTAGCACAAGATATGACTGTAGGAGCTGCGGCTCAATTTGAAGAAATATTGATTGATGACAATTATATCACAACTACAAGTTCAAATGCAGATTTAGAGTTACGTGCAAACGGCACAGGACAAATATTAATACCAAACAATAATGTTACAATTAATAATGATTTAACTGTAAATGGTTTTACATCAACACAAGATATTACAAGTACAGGATTGATTACTGCTGACAGTTTCACAAACACAAATATATTAATTGATGATAATTTAATTACAACAACTATTTCTAACAGCGATTTAGAACTCAGAGCATCAGGTACTGGTAGCATTGTAATAGATGAATTTTCAATAAATGATTCTACAATTACTACTACAGGAGATATGGTAATAACTCCTGGATCAGGAAATGTTAACATAAACGGCACTGGATCTTTAAAAATACCTGTAGGAAACACAGCCCAGAGACCGTCTCCCACTTCAGGACAGATAAGATTTAACAGTGAAAAAGGTGAATTTGAAGGTTATAACGGAACTTATTGGATTAGATTAGATGGATTACAAGATTTAGACGGCGATACACGTATCACACCTGAGTTAACACCTGGAGCAAATGATGCCACTATTAGGTTTTATGTTGAAGACACAGTTGTAGCAGACATTAACAAAAATAGATTTAACTCTAATAGAATTACAGTAGACGACATAGAGATTGATGGAAATGTGATAAGTAGTATTACAACTAATACTGATCTTGAGTTTACTGCAAATGGTACCGGTCTTGTAAAATTTGAAAATTTAGGTTTTACAGACAGCACTATCAGAAACACAGTAAATGATGCTGTAACAGTTTTTGAAAATACTGGAGATGGCTATGTCAAGTTCGATGGTTCAACAGGAATTGTAATTCCTGTGGGTGGCAATGCAACACGCCCAACAGGAGTAACGGGAATGATACGATTTAACACAGATGATTCTAGAGTTGAATTATATGATGGAACAAGTTGGGTTTCAGTGGCTGGTGCAAGTGGTGGTATTTCATTTGCTCAAGCAGAAGAAATAGCAATTGAAAAAGTTTTGATATTTGGATAGATAAATGGCAACGATACTTAAAAATACAGTAATAAAAAATTGTGGTACAGTTCCTGTACTAATATATGAAACACTACCAACTACAAGGGTTACAATATTAGGATTAAGTTTTACTAATCTTACAGACCAGTTTATTTACTGTGATGTAATTATTGAAGATGATACAAGTGTTGCAGGATATTATTTGAAAGACAGCATATTACCAGCAGGTACAAGTTTAAGAGCCGTTAGCACAGGTGAAAAATTAGTATTAGCGCCTAGCAACAGATTGCTTGTAAGAAGTAGCATAGATGATTCAGTTGATGTTATTGTCAGCTATGTGGAGATAACATAATGACATATTATATAGGAACTAGTCCAACAGATGTAATTGGTAGTTTTATAAAAAGATATTTTTACGGTTTGCGTAGAAACGACGATGGAGAATTATTTTTAGTACAATCTGATCAATTAGCAGGTGGCGAGGAAAATGTTGTAACAATAAACGACCTAGGTGTTGCGGCAGAAAGCTACCAGGATTTTGAAGAAGGAATTGATTTTTTAAGTGGTGTAGATGAAAATCACGAAATTGTTTATAACAATTTACGCTATCCACAGTTTAGATGGGACAACAGAAGTTTAACATATTTTATAGATCCAAGTGATGGACAATTTATACAAAGACTTTCTGAGAAATATGTATACCCAGAAAATATTTCAAGTCCAGCTTATGGTGACGGAGATGATAGTCAAGTGGTAACTACATATACTCCAGTGTCGGGAGGATATTAATAAATGGCTGAATTTAGTTTAGATAGATTTAAATATAGATGGCGAGGCTCTTGGTCAGCATCACAAGATTATAGAAGAGATGACATTGTTACTGTAAAAGGTAAAAGTTATGTATGTCTTATTGCACACACTAGTTCCCCTAATTTTAGAACAGACTTAAATGCAATTATTCCTGGCAGTAGTCCGCCTGTACCAGAACCAAAATGGGTGGTAATGACCAGTGGTAAATCCTTTTTAGGAAACTGGGCATCTGAAACAGATTATGATTTAGGCGACATAGTTTTATATAACGGAACGCTATACAAATGTACATACGCTCATACTTCTAGCACATTTTCTAATGACGCATTTGGTGTAGAATTTGACCAACCGCAAGAAAATAGAAAATGGGAAGTTTTTGCTCTTGGTCAAGATTTTATAGGCAATTGGGTCAGTGGCACAGACTATGGATTTGGGGACCTTGCAAAATATGGCGGATATGTATACAAGTGTCAAACTCCTCATACAGCAGGAGACACACTTGAGGATGATCAAAATAAATGGACACCGTTTTATAATGGATATCAATTTAGAGGTCCTTGGTTACCGGGTGTAACCTATTATGTAAATGATTATGTAAGATATGGAGCAAGTCTTTTTGTATGTAACACAAGTCATACATCAGAAGGCACTGCACTAGATGAAACTAAATTTGATTTTGATATTCCTGGAACACAGTATGAAGCAGATTGGGACAGTACAGTAAACTACAATATTGGAGATATTGTTCGTTACGGTGGTACTCTTTACTATGCAATCAACAATAACATAGATAGCAATCCTTCTAAAGGAGAAGTTGCTGACACTGTTGACAGTACTATTGATTGGATAGTACTTGCAAAAACTTTTAACTTCAGAGGTGTTTGGGGAGAAAATGCTCCAACTACTGAAAGATTTATTATAACAGCAGGTGTTGACACTACTATAGGTAATGCTACAGGAGCAATCTACATAGATGGTGTGGCCAAAGGAGCTATAGATTTAACCAGAGGAAACACCTATCTTTTTGTTCAAGGAAGTGAATCTCTAACAAATTATCAAAGTGTTACGCACCCTTTAAAAATTACTCAAACTTTAGATGCACCACAAGAATGGACAGACGGCGTAAAATATATTCTTGATGGTGTAGAAGTTACCTACGCTGATTATGTAAGTGGATTTGCTACTGCCAAGCAACGAATTTTGTCCTGGACTGTAGGCACAGATGCGGAAACAACACCTAGCCAAATGTACTATAATAGTGCAACTAACACAGGTGAAGGAGCTCTTATAAGAGTGCAAGATGTAGTTGTTCCTGCTACAAAATATGATATTCCATATAAAACTGGAGATATTGTTCAACGCGGAGGTCAATTATTTCAGGCTGTAAGAGATGTTAGTATATCTGACGGAGACGGAAGTACTCTTGATTATCTAGATAGCGAAGTTTGGACAAGACTAGCAACTGGTAAAGTTTGGTCAAATGTATGGACGAAAAACACTTTGTACAGTGTAGGCGATGTAGTAGTTTACTATGGAACAACATACACATGTAATATTGAACATGTCGCAGTAATAGAGAACTCACCAGGTGATAACGGCAATGTATTTAGATACTGGGATACGTTAATTGAAGCAGGAACACCTGGAGGTTTACTATACAGAGGAGACCTATTAACATACGGACTCAAAAGAGAAGAAATTGGAGATGGTTCTACTGTAGGAAACACAAGAGTACCTATAGGCAATACAGGACAAAATTTATCAATTAGACCTGATCCTGACAACGAAGCAGCAGATTTAGAAGTTTTTTGGCGAGATAGAATAAATGATAGCGACACTATATATGTCGCAACAAATGGTGTAGATGATATAGGATTTGGAACACTAGAGAGTCCATTTAGAACTATTCGTTATGCATGTGAATATATCGAAGATAATTTTTCACCTCTACAACCAACTAAGGTTTATGTAGGTACTGGTAGATATGACGAAGTAGGTCCTATCTCTATACCTGCAGGATGTGTTGTGATGGGAGACGAATTAAGATCAACATCTGTGTATGCAGCAGGACCAAAAACAGAATATGCTAATGATTATGATTATCATGCAGCTGCACTAGATCATCTTGTTTCTTTAGCAGAAGTTTTATTTTATGGAGGTACTGTTACTCCCCAAGATGGTAATGATAAAGAAGCAGTAGGCGGTTTACCGCAAGGAGATTTATTTGCATATAACTATCTAGTAGGCCTTCAGACAGATTATCTTAATTATATACAATTTAACGCTATTTCAGGAGACACTAATCCTGTAGTGTCAGGAACAAATGTTTTAAATGCTAGCGATGCTAGAAAAAATGCTGCTAACATATTAGAACAAAATAAAGATTATATCGCAGAAGATTGTTTTTATTATGTTGCGAGCGTATATTCAGATATAGAATTTAATAAAACTAAACTAAGAAATGATGTGCTAAATGCTATTAGAGGTTTTGTTAGAGATCTTAGATACGATGGTAATTATCTTACAATTAATCAAGCAAAATATTATGCAAACAGCATCACAGGTAGTCAAACCACTGATCTATTTTGGGTAAGGGATACTACTGGAATAAGAAATTTAACCACTAATGGTTTAGTAGGTGCACTAAATCCACCTAACGTCTTTACCATATACCAAAAACCAACAGGAGGTGCATGTGTAGCACTTGATCCAGGCTGGGGTCCAGCAGATAACAGAACATGGATTAACAATAGAAGTCCTTATATTCAAGGTGTAACAAATATTGGACAAGGTTGTGTAGGTAAAAAAATTGATGGGTCATTACACAATGGTGGTAATAGATCAATGGTTTCAAACGATTTTACACAAGTTCTTAGTGACGGCATAGGTGCATGGATTGTTAATAACGCTAGAGCAGAACTTGTATCTGTGTTTACATATTATTGTGCTATTGGATATCTAGCAGAAAACGGCGGAGTGATACGTGCAACAAACGGAAACAACTCATATGGAAAATACGGATCGATTGCAGACGGCAGAGATCTAACTGAAATACCTCAAACTGTTGCGGTTGACAATAGACAAAACGAAGCACAAGTTCTCCAAGCAATAGCAGGCGGAGTCAGAGACGAAATTCTTGTATTTGAATACACACATTGTGGAGAAAATTATACTAGTGCAAATGCAGACATTGTAGGTGCAGGTGAAGAAGCAACTGTTATATTTAATGAATTTAGAGACGGTGCTTTAAATAACGGAAGACTAATAAACACGCAAGGTTCTGGACAAGAAGGCGGAGCGGGTTATACACTACTAGGAAGCACAGGACAAACTACCATAGGATCAGGCACTAGTGGAGAAATAATCCTTAACACAAATGAGGATATAGATGATGAAGCAGAAGCCCTTGGTTTAAGATTAATTATTATCGCAGGCACAGGAGTAGGACAGTATGGTTATATTTCAAGTGTAAACACAGCAACAAAATCAACTATTGTAAGAAAAGAAAGTGATAACACAATTGGTTGGGATCATGTTATACCTGGAACTGCTATAGAAACAGACTTGGACAGTACAACAACATATAGAATTGAACCAAGACTGACTGTAAATTCTCCTGGATTCACACAGACTTATTATCCTCCTGCAAGTAGCAGAACTTGGTTTGATAGCACATTCGGTAGTACAACTAAATTTTATACAAATATTCCAGTTGCAATTGGTAGTGGTGATACTATTGAAGTAGATGTTACACCTGCTAGATTTAATGTTACCAAAAGAGGAACTAGATATCAAGTTACAACTGCTGATGCAGGTGCAGGATATTCTGTAGGTGACGTAAGAACCATTGCAGGAAATTTGGTTGGAGGAATAACTCCTGACAATGATATCACAATCAGAGTCACAGAAGTTTCAAACGACAGTACAAATAACATTGTTGATTATACTAGCGAAGGAACAGCAAAAGACGGAGCATTTGTTGCGTTAGCAGATCCTAATTTTTCTCAAGTGAGTTTAGACGGAGGTGAAACTTGGAGTGAATACAATCTTAGTTTTGTTGGAGATTATACAAGAATAATTGGCGGAGGAGATAGATTTGTTGCTATCGCAAGAGATTCTAATCAATGTGGTTTTAGCTATGATGGTGAGGACTGGAATACAAGAGCTTTACCTGTTACAGCAAATTGGATAGATATAGCTTACGGAAACGGTACATTTGTTGCTATTGCAGAAAATTCTCAAACAGCAGCATATTCGACAACAGGATTGACTTGGTCCAGTTCTAACCTACCAGTAGGTGATGACAGTTCAGGAGACCAATGGTTAGCAATAGCATATGGAGCAGGAAGATTTGTTGCTATCACAGGTTCTTTAACCAGAGATGTTGCATATTCTGAAGATGGCATAACATGGTTTAGATTTAATCAAAGATTGCCTTGGGCATACAATTGGATTAATTTAGAATATGGTAATGGAAGATTTTTAGCTCTTGCTTCAGATGGCACAACAGCATTTAGTTTAGACAGAGGAGCAACATGGACTCTTGGAACACCAGCTCCTTCACTAGACGGATCTACAGCAATGGCTTGGAAAGATTTCAAATATGGACAAGGTGTATTTTTTGCGGTTGGTGATACTGGCGGAGCAGAATTTGGCAATGATATTGGAGAAACTGAAGGTCCAAATACACTTGTAGCAACCACTGAAGACGGTGTTACATGGACCACTAGAACACTAGATGAAGCAAAATTATGGAAATCGATTAGTTTTGGGAATCCTCAAAATGTTGGTACTTGGATTGCACTTGCTGATAATGAAAATAGTGTAGGTGTTGCACAAATAAAAACCGGCAAGACAGCATTTGTTAGAGCAGATATATTTGCTGGTAGTTTTCAAAATGTAAAAATTATAGATCCAGGAAGTGGATATTCTGTTGCAAATCCGCCTGTGATAACAGTAACAGATCCAGGCACTGTAACTACAGAAGTAGAAATAGACGAAAGATACGGAAATGGAGTCATAACTCAACCAGACTTTATTAACAGAGGCGCAGGATATAGGACTAGTACAAGTAGTATAACTATATTTGGTGATGGTTTTGCGGACATTATACCCGAAGATAACACTGTAGTTCTAACAGGATTAGATCCAAGTTTGCCAGGTCCTGGCATCCAAGTAAGATTTGCTTCTATACTAGATGAAGAAACAGTAGATCCTGCAGATTTAAAATTATATACTGGTGTTGGATTTGAAGATTTAGGTGATGACGGTACAGGTAACGGAACAAGAGTAGTAAGATTTACAATATCGCCTAGATTAAAAAATGAAAATAACCTTGCACATGGAACTGTTGTGACTCTCAATGAACGTTACAGTCAATGTAGAATTACTGGCCACGATTTTCTTGATATAGGCACAGGAAATTTTGAAGAAACTAACTACCCAGACATTTATGCAGGCGGTTCATTCTTTACAGCTGCCCCAGAAAACGAAGTTTTCGAAAGCAACGGCGGTAGAGTGTTCTATGTAAGCACAGACCAAGACGGAAACTTTAGAGCAGGTGAACTGTTTAGCGTTCAACAAGCTACAGGTGTTGTTACAATTAGTGCTGAATTCTTCGACTTAGACGGACTAAGTGAACTTGCTTTGGGCGGTGTTAGACTGGGTGGATCTGGTACTGTTGTAAACGAATTCTCAACAGATCCAACTTTTAGTGCTGATTCAAACAACATTATTCCAACCCAAAAAGCTATTGCAACATTCCTTGCAGCACAGCTTTCCGTTGGTGGTAGTGACCTAGAAGCAAACAATATTATTGCTGGTCAGGTTAGTTTTGGTACAACAGATAATATAATAGAAATGACATCGGGCTTTTATTTGAATATAAATGTGCCTGTAAACTTTGATGGAAAGGATGCACTTAATAATCCTACAAGTATCCAAGGAACCATTGTTTCGCAACAAATGTTCTTAAGAGATTTTGTAGAAAACTTGCAGTAGCATAAATACAATATGGAGCAGATAAATGGCTGAATTTAAACTAGGTAGAATTAGATTTGTATGGAAAAATGACTGGCAATCAAACACCGTCTATTATCAAGATGATGTTATTGCATACGGCGGTAAAATCTATATATGTACTATTGGTCACACAAGTGATTCTACATTATTTTTTACAGATCTAAATAAAACACCTGCAATATGGAACCTAGTTAGTGATGGACAAACCTGGAAGGGCGATTGGCAACCACAAGAAATTTACAATCCAGATGATATTGTAAGATATGGTGGTAGATTATACATTGCTACTACATATCACACTAGTGCTATAGATTCTACCACTGGACTTGAAGCAGATTTACCATATTGGCAAATTTTTGCAGAAGGACTAGATTGGAAGGGAAACTGGACGACTAGTTTTGATTACAAAGCAAATGATTTAGTTAAATATGGCGGATCATCATATGTATGTGTTACAAATCATATAAGTGCAGCTACAGAAGCTGACGGCCTCGAAGCAGATCTATCTAAGTGGCAAATATTTAATCAAGGTTTTGATTACAAAGGTGATTGGGCTAGTGGTTTTAGATATAAAGTAAATGATGTTATAAGATTTGGCGCAAATTTATGGATTGCAACATCATATCATACATCTACGAGTTTTGCAAGTGATGTAGCCAATTGGCAAAAATTTGTCGACGGATTTCAATATGAAGCAGAATGGGGCGCATTTGGAAACTATCAACCAGGTGATGTAGTTAGATATGGTGGCAACCAATATGTAGCTAAAACTTCTAACACAAATAAAATTCCACCAACATATCCAGATGATTGGGATCTGTTTTCAGAAGGTTTAAGATTTCAAGGTTCTTGGGGAGAAGATTCAACAAACTTTGAATATCAAATTGGTGACTTAGTTACCCTCGGCGGCTACAGTTACAGATGTATATTAGGACATCAAAATCAAAGACCACCAAATTCTACTTATTGGGTACAGTTTTCTACAGGTTTAGATTGGCGAGGTGAATGGTTAGACGACCAAGAATATTTTAAAGGTGACGTAGTACGTTATGGTGATAACTCCTATGTTTGTGTGCAAGGACATATTTCAGAAGGTGACGACTTTAGTACAGAAACACCTACAGATCCAGGCGGCGGCGCAGAAAATTCAAGACCTGATCAAGATGCAACTGGCCAGTATTGGAATCTTATTGCTATTGGTAATGAAGTTGGAGTATTAACTACCAAAGGTGATTTGGTTTACTATAGTGGCGCAGGCCCAACTAGATTGCCTATAGGTACAGATGGTCAAATACTACAAGTTAATACAGATGGCCTTCCTGAATGGGTATCTTTAAGTTCCGCTGACGATGTTTATTATGTAGCAGAACATGGAGTAGATGCACCTGCACCAGCATACGGAAAAAGTATTGATAGACCTTTTAGGTCAATAAGATATGCAGCACAACAAGTTGAATTAGGTACAAAAGCACCTTTCGCAAGAGAGCTACTAGAATTAAATAGAAGATTTATTCAAAGAGAAATAGTTGAATGGACTGATTATCAAATCGAATATTACACTAACACAGCACCAGATGTAACAAGTATATGGTATCAATTTTCATATGATAGTTATAAATGTGAACGAGACATGGGATTATTGATTGATGCATTTATTTGGGATTTAGGTCATGGTGGAAATGTAAGAACAAGGGAAGCAGCATTGAAATACGTAAATGAACCAGGTAGTTTTTATGTTTTAGGACAAAAGGAACAAACAAATGCAGCTATTGGTTATGGACTTTCATTAATAGAAAAAGTTCTAAAACAAGAGGCACCAGATGTAAATTATCAAACCACAAACGGTGACAACTCTACTGCAATAGTAGAACAATATTTTAAATCATCATACGGAGATCAGTCGGTGGTTGAGTATGAAAGCACAGTGACAGCGTCATACGGTGGAACGTCGATAAGCGGTGGCGGCGGTGCTGGCGGCGGAGGAGGCTACTAATGGCAACTATATTTGAAACAATAACTGAATTAAGCGGCATAGTAACTGATGCAATCACAGCAGGTACATCTACTAATGTTCCTGATAGATTGATTAGAAATACTCTTATTAAAGTTTCAACAGGAAAATATTACGAAGTACTTCCTATTATTGTACCTGCAGAATGTTGTGTTATTGGTGATGAATTAAGAGCTACAAATGTACAACCAAGAAAAGCAACAAACAGCTCGCTTACACCAGACGGTGATTTTATATATAGTTATGAAGGATTAAAAAGAGTTGAAGCTATAGTAGAAGATATAGTCGAAGGATCTACAGTTACTGCAACTAGTGGAAATAGTGAAACACAGATTCAAAGTTGGCCTTATGTTGAAGCACCTAACGCAGGTCCTGCTACTAAAAGATTAGCAAGAAATATTAGAAAAAGAATTGATACAGGATTAGGAAATAAAGTAGAAGCAGCTTTACCTAGACCGTATAATATGCCTGTTTTGACCGGTTTGCCGGATGAAAACTATGGATATGCAAGAGATACTATCTTTTTAAATAAAAAGTTTTTACAAGAAGAAGTTATTGCATACATAGGTACTAATTATCCTAACTTGCTCTATAGCCGCACAAAGTGTAGACAAGATGTAGGATTTATAATTGATGCTATTAGATATGACCTTACTTATGGCGGCAATTGGCAAACTGTAAAAGCAGGAGAAGCATACTACGAAGGAACAAACCTTCAAATTGCATCTAGCGAAAAAACAGCAACACTTACAGCATACGGTTATCTAAAAAATATTATGCAAAGTGTAAGCACCAACACAACAGTCACGCCTGTGCTAAATTCTACAGTTACGCAATCAAACGGTATACCTGGAAATAGTGCTGCACAGACAAAAATTGGTAATTTAATGGATAATATAATATCTATTGTTACTAATGGATCTGGCACTGTAAGCATAACATATCCAGACACATCCAATGCAGATCCAGATTTATTAGGTGCTGAAAGAGCAATACGTGGAGTATTACCAACAATCCAAGAAAATACAATTGATTTTATAAATGGTCATTTTGGTACATTTCAATATAACTCTGCAAAATGCAGAAGAGATTTAAACAAGATTATTTCTAACACAGCATATGATGTTGCACTGGGTACAAACTATAACGGAGTTTTCCAAGGACTTGCATACCAAAGACCAAACAATTCTTATAATTTAACAAATCAAAGAGTTCAGACTGTGGGTGCAATAAGAAATGCAAGAGATGAATTAAAGATAACTGTTACAACGGATGGCTCTTCAGAAGTGGGATCAAGTAATGCAGCATCTAGAATTGATACAGCATTTAATGAGATTGTAGATATTATCCAAAACGGAACTTTAGGAGTTGCAAAACCGGGAGACGGTGTTGTTAATTCATTAGTATTTCCTAGCCCAGTAGGTGTTGACCAAAATAGAGTAGATGCCAAAGACAATTTGCTTGCAAATATTGACTTTATGGTCGAAGATGTTATAAAGTTTATTGCGGCAAATTATCCAGGATTAAACTATGTAGAATCAAAATGTAGAAGAGATGTAGAACACATTATTAATTCACAAGCATACGATATATTATATGGTGGTAACAGTGCGTCAGTACAAATAGCAGAAAGTTATTTTGTAGACGGAGTAAATCAAGTAGGCGACCCTGATCAAACGACAGAAACTTCTGCTGCTTATGATCACCTAGCAAGCATTATGAACCAAATTGTTAGAGAAGTATCAGTCACAGCACAGTCAGGAAATACCGAATTACAAACTACACTAGGAACACCTGCAACTTCTACAGAAGCAAATGAAATACAAGGCAATGTTGAAGCAATATCTGATGTTATTGACAGCACTACGTCTCTAGCAACATATCAAGCAACAATTACATATCCTGTTATTACATGGGCAGATGCAGAATATCAAACAGCATTTAGCGATATTGAAAGTGATAAAAACGATGTAATAAAATCAACTATACAATTTATTACAACAACATACAGCGGTTTTGATTATAATCATGCAAAATGTACAAGAGATATTGGATACATTGTAGATGCGGCTGCGTATGATTGGTTACTAGATACAAATTTTGCAAGTATAAATGCAGGTTTAAGTTATCTAAGAAAACCGAGTGAAAAAGTTACAGGATATCAAAAAGATGCGACACTAGCAGCTAACGAATATGTGAGAACACAAGCTATTCAAAATGTTAACAGTATAGCAGGAGCAATCACTGGTATAAACAATACTTGGGAATGGGTGCAAGATGCTATATGGAGCGGAGCGTCAGAAGGTGGTAATGATCAAAGTCCTGATACCGACATTTACAATGCAACTAGACAATTAGAATTAAACAAGGAATTTATTGTAGAAGAAGTAATTTCTCATGTAGATAACTATTTCAAAGATACAGTTGTAGGATTAAATGCAGCTACTGATACAATACAAATTGCATCCACTGCATGGTTACACGAAGGTATGCAAATTAAATTTACAGAACTTGAAGATAGTACTAGTTTAGCAGCACTTGGATTAAACGAAACTACATATTTTGTTAAACAAATTAAGAGTGATACAGAATTCACTGTGTCTGCAACAAAATACGGAAGTGTAGTAGATATATTTGACTACGGTGAAGGTTATACTGTAGAAAAAGCATACGAATATAACGCAGATCTTTGTAGAAGAGATGTAAGACAATATGTAGATGCAATAAAATGGGATCTAACTTGGCCACAAGAACAATTTAGAACCTACAACAAATTTGGTTTTGATGTTGATTTGTATCTACCAGCAATTTATAAATCAAGACTTGCAGCTAGATATTATGTAAACAGTGTGATAGGATCGCAAGAAGAAGACATGTACTATTTAAGAAATGGTACAGGAATAAGATTACAAACTTTGGATGGTTTGAGAGGTGACTTGAATGCGCCAAATGCTTCCGGATATAGTTTACCAACAGCAGGTGCATATGTATCACTTGATCCAGGCTGGGGACCAGACGATCAAAGAGTATGGATTACAGCACGTTCGCCATATGTACAGAATAATACTACATTTGGTTATGCTGCTACAGGACAAAAAATTGATGGCTCACTACACAACGGTGGTAATGATTCTATTGTATCAAACGACTTTACACAGGTTATATCAGACGGCATAGGTGCTTGGCTACTAAACAATGGTAGAGCTGAAATGGTTTCAGTGTTTACATACTACTCACACATTGGTTATCTATGTCAATCAGGTGGTAGAGCTAGAGCAACAAACGGAAACAACTCATATGGTAAATTTGGTTCTGTTGCAGACGGAGTAGATCCAGATGAAACTCCGGTAACAGCAATAGTTGACAATAGCCAACAGTATGTTGCTACAATTAGTAATGTGCTTACTGATGGTGCAGATGAAATTTTACAACTTGAATTTTCACATGCTGGTAACGAGTACACCGAAGCGGCATTGAACTTCTTTGGTGCTGGTGACGGTGAAGAAGCAGTAGCAGACGAATTTAGAGACCAAGGTGTATTCAGAGTAAGAATTATTGAAGTGGATGACTCTACTGGAAATCCAGATGCAACAGCTGGAGGTAGTGGATATCTTGTAGTAACCAACACTGCACAGAGTGGAAATCTAAGTGGTCCAGCAAGCATTACACTTGCAGCCACAGACGGAAATTTATCAACAGCATATCCAGGCATGCGTGTTTACATTACAGGCGGTACGGGTACAGGACAGTTTGGATTAATTGAAACATATAATAGTGGATCAAAAATTGCAACTGTACTCACTGAAAGACATCCAGTTGCTGCTGGTAGTTTTGTCATAGGTCAAAAATATAGAATTGACAGTGTAGGAACTACAGACTTTGAAGCAATTGGTTCGGCAAATAACAATGCAGGAACAATATTCACCGCAACAGGTGCAGGTAGCGGAAGCGGTGTTGCAACTCTAGTAGTTGACGGATGGGATCACGTTGTTGCAGGAACAACAGTTGTAGCTCCAAACTCAACTTCAATATATTTGATTGAACCATCTGCGAACTTTACTGCTCCTACACAGTCAGATACTACGCACTCTATTACAAGCGATATTTGGCCAAGTGTTGATTATTTTCCAACAACTGAAACATACACAAATGTTTCAAGTAACACACAGAGTGATGGTAATGGAGCGACATTTGATGTAATCAGAAACGGTAGCAAATACTATGTAACATTAAATTCAGGTGGTGAGCAATATGTAAGACTAGACACTTGTACAATATCAGGTGCTGATCTCGGAGGTGCTACACCTTTAAATGATATAACAATTACAGCCACAGCAATAAACAGTTCTACAGGTGCTATTGTTGATTTTGACTTTAGCGGCTATGGACAAAAAGGCGTATTTGTTGCGTTACCAGACAGTGGCACCGGTGCACAAATTTCTACAGACGGGGAAACCTGGACAAGTTCTACACTAACAAATGCTTGGACATGGCTTGATCAAGCTAATGGGCTTATAGACGACGGATCTTCAACAACTAAACCAAGTGCAATAGTTGCTCTTGCTGTTGCAGGAGGTAACACTGTTGTTAATACGTCAGCAGACGGTGAGAACTGGTCTGTTCCAGCTAGCCAACCTAACTTGGCAGTAACTTCTACTGCAAGCGTAGCGTTTGGAAATGTTGGAGTTGCAGACAACAGATTTGTAATTATTTCAGACAACAGTCAAGACATTTATTATTCTACAGACGGTGGAGCAAGTTGGACAACTGTATCTTCAGCTTTACCTAGCACAGGATTTACAAAACTTGTATTTGGTAAGAAAAGATTTATAGCAATCAAAGAAGGAAGTCAAGAAATTGCATATTCAGATAATGGTGGTGCAACTTGGACACAAGAATTAACAGCATTACCTGTAACTTCTAACTGGAGTGATGTAGCATTTGGTAATAACATGTTTGTAGCTGTTGCTACAAATAGTGTAAACGGTGCATACAGTCAGGATGGTGTAACATGGACTTCAGTGGCAATAAATGCAGCAGGCGATAATCCCCAACAGATTGCGTATGGACAGGGAGCATTTGTTGTAACTACAGATGATACAACAAAACTTTACTATTCATATGATGGAGTATACTGGCCACCAGAATACTCAATTGGAGCTGCATCTTACACAGGTGGTTTAGATGCTATAGCATTTGGTAATCCAGATAAATCACCTAAGTTTGTAGCGATAGGTGCTGGAACAACTACAGCTTTAGGAAATTTTGTAATAGGAAGTATTGCAAGGGGTAGAGCTGGTGTTGCTAATGAACAATTATTTGAAGTGAGAATTACAGAACCAGGAAGCGGTTATTCAAGCACACCAGAATGTGTGATTACAGATCCTAACAATATTAATGACGCCCTGTATACAGTTAGACGTGGCGACGGTGTCATAGCACAACCAACATTTGTAACTAGAGGAACTAATTTTATCCAAGCAAGTGCTGAAATAAACAAAGACAAGAGTAATGGTGTTGCAGACTTCTTCCAAGATGGTCAATTTATTGCTGTAAGACAGTTAAGTGCTACTCCTGTAAATGGTTCAAACGTTGTATTTGATAGTTTACCAGGTCAGGTATTCAAGTTAGTTAACACAGTTTCACTGGTTGGATCAATAGATGGATCTAAAACAGGATTCTTACAAATTTCACCACAGATGGAAATTGAAGATGCTCCAACAGACGGCGATCCAGTTACAATGCGAATTAGATTTAGTCAGGTACGTTTGACAGGACATGATTTCTTAGACATTGGTACAGGTAACTTTGATGACACAAACTATCCAAATGCAATATTTGGAGATCCTGTAAACGACCCAGATCAAACCAAAGAAACAAGTGATTTTGACGGCGGACGAGTGTTCTTTACTGCAACTGACCAAGATGGTAACTTTAGAGTAGGTGACTTGTTCCAAATTGAACAGGCAACTGGTGTTGCAACACTTAACGCAGAAGCATTTAACATTGCAGGTCTACAGGAACTTTCACTAGGTGAAGTTACACTAGGTGGTAACAGTGCAAGTATTAATGAATTTAGTACAGATCCGTTCTTTACAGCAAATTCTGATAATGTTGTTCCTACACAGAGAGCAATTAAGAGTTATATTGAAGCACAAATTGGTGGTGGTGGTGCATCACTGGTTGTTAACAGTGTTACATCAGGTGATATTTTTATAGGCGGACAACAAATTACAACACTAACAGGCTCAACGATAAATATAAAAGCTAATGTAAACTTTACTAAGTCGGTACTAGGAATACCATTAGCATTTAACTATATGTTAAGATAAGGATGGAGAAAACAATATGGCAAACGGAATACTAGGAACAGCTGCACTTGCTGCTACAACAAATACAACCGTTTATACAGTGCCTGCAGATACATTTTCAGTAGTAACAATTAGTGTTACCAACAGAAATGCAAGTTCAAGAACTGTGAGAATTGCTCTTGCAGCAACAGGCACACCTACAGATGCAGAATATATCGAGTATGATACTGAATTGCTAGGTAACGGTACAGTTGAAAGAGGTGGTGTAGTTTTAGATGCAACAAAAAATGTTGTAGTTTATGCAAACAGCACAGACGTAAATGTAGTAGTATATGGCATAGAAACGTCAACAGCTTAAGGAAGAACAATGAGAAAAATAGGAACAGGAGTAACCGGAAGACCATTACTTGCAAGACTAGTTAGTATTGACAATACAATTAGTTCACTTGTTACTAATGAAGATATTACTTTAAATCCAGACGGTACTGGTGATGTTGTAGTTGATTCTAGTGCTCAATTTAAAGTTAATGATGACACTGACAGTACAAGTGCATCTACTGGAGGAGCACTTTTTGCAGGCGGTGTAGGTGTTGCAAAGAACGGTTACTTCGGTGGCGACATAACTATTGCTGGAGGCGACATTACCACAGTAACAAATGGTTTTTCAGCCACAGGAACAACTTCCGGATATGTTCAATTACCAAAAGGTACAACAGCGCAAAGACCTGGATCTCCATCCGCAGGCTACATGCGTTTCAATACCACATATGGTTTAGTAGAAGTTTACAACGGAACAAGTTGGGTAGTAATGGGTTTCAGAGATGTAGATGTAAGTGGAAGTAGAACTACAGAAGCATACGAAAATAATTTTTGTACTACAGGAGGATTTACAATTACACTACCAAGTGATCCTGCCAAAGGTGATAGAATTAGATTTTTTGATTGTGCAAAAGTTTTTGACACGTCAAACCTAACTATTGGAAGAAACGGAAAACTAATACAAGGTGATGCAGCCAACCTAACTGTAAGCACAGAAGGCGCTGCCTTTGAATTAGTGTTCTACAACAATACTTATGGTTGGCGTATCTTTACAGTCTAATAGAGGATAATATTTAATGGCCACGTACTCGAGTTACAAAAAATTAGTTAATGATCAAGTAGGAGACGGTATAGTTTCAGATGCTAAATTACAAAATGGCGCTGGTATGAATCGTGGTGTGTTTTATGTGTTTTCAGCTAGAGCAATGCAGTGTCAACACTGTGCTAATAACGGTAGCTGTTGTTGTCAAGCGTGTGGTAGATGTTGCCAGTGGACTGTTCCATCAAATGTTTCAACAGTACAATTTGAAATTTGGTCAGGCGGTGGTGGTGGACCTGGAAACACTTGTTGCGACTGTTTTTATCGTGCAACAGGAGGAGCCGGCGGCGGCTACGCACAAAAAACTGTAGAAACCACTCCAGGATGTGCATATACTATTTGTGCTGGCGGATCATGGCGTTGTAATGCAGCTCACACTTGTTCAGCAGGAATGGGATGCCGTTCATTTGTAAACGGATATAATTTATCAAACTTCTGTGTAGTAGGTGGCTGTGGCGGATTAGCTTGTGTTGAAGGTGATGAATGGGGACAACGCCAACAGGTAAACTGTGCCAACTGTAATATTTGCGGAGTATATGGTGCTGATTTTGGTTTCTTAGGAACTGTAGGAAATTTGACAGGATCTTCAATGTGTTATTGTCATGGTAGAACCAGTTGGACAGGTTCGGGAGCAATGATTGGTAAAATGTTTACAACAGTTGTGACCCAAGCATGGTGTGCTTGTGGTTGTTATATAAATTGGCCAAGTGGTGGAGGTTCTTCAGGAGAATCAAACTACTGTGGTGATCCAGCTATGTGTTGTGCAAGAGGACAAGGACAAGGCGGATCTGGAATAGTTAAGGTGACATTTGCGTAGGAAAAATAATGGCAACATACGGAAGTTATAAAAAAATTACAGAAGCACAATTACCCGACAATGGTATTTCAGCAGATATGTTGCAAGCAGGTGTTGGCAACAAGTTTTGCAGTTTTTGGGTAAAAAGCGATAGAGCCCAAGCGTGTGGTGAATGTGCTAACAATGGCGGTTGCTGTTGTCAAGCATGTGGTAGATGTTGTCAATGGACAGTGCCTAATTACGTATCCAAAGTTCAATTTGAAATTTGGTCAGGTGGTGGTGGCGGAGCAGGAATGACCTGTTCCAACTGTTGTTCTTATTCAGTTGGAGGTGCAGGCGGAGGATATGCTGTTAAAACAGTAAGCACATGTCCTGGTTGTCAGTATACAATTTGTGCGGGCGGCTCTTATAGATGTAATAAGACACACACCTGCACAGGAGGACAAGGCTGTAAAAGTTATGTAAACGGATACAATCTATCAAACTTCTGTGTTGTAGGTGGCTGTGGTGGACACATGTGTAATGGTGACGACAATGGTTATGCGTTTATGCAGACATGCGCCAACTGTAATATTTGCGGTGTATATGGTGCTGATTTTGGTGCAATGGGATCTACAGGATTTAAACTAGCACACTCTGGCTGTAAGTGTCAAGGTGCAGACTATCAAAGAGGCGGCGCCGCACCGTATATAGGAAAATATCATTCTAACATGGGCAACGAAACTTGGTGCTCCTGTGGCTGTTATCTAAATTGGCCTGCAGGCGGCGGCGCAAGCGGATCTTCAACATACTGCGGTAATGCACACAAATGTTGTGCCGGTGGTACTCAAGGCGGTAGTGGAATAGTAAGGGTGACGTTTAGTTAGGAATAATTATGGCAACATACGACAGTTATAAAAAATTAAATTCAGATCAAATACCTAACAATACTTTCAGTGATGCATCTTTACAATTTGGTGCAGGAAACAATTACGGAGTATTATGGGTAAAAAGTAATAGAGCACAGGCATGTGGAGCATGCGCTAATGCTGGCGATTGTTGTTGTCAAGCATGTGGTCAGTGTTGCCAATGGACTGTACCTGCAAACACATCAAAAGTGACTTTTGAGATATGGTCGGGTGGCGGTGGCGGTACTGGAAATACTTGTTGTGGTTGTTGTACACACTCAATTGGTGGTGCAGGCGGCAACTATGCAATTAAAACTGTATCAACAACACCGGGATGTGCATACACAGTTTGTGCTGGCGGAAGTTATCGTTGTGAAAAAAGACACAACTGCACAGGTGGAATGGGTTGTAAAAGTTATGTCACCGGATATAATTTAAGTAATTTCTGTACACACGGAGGATGTCCAGGCTGGATGTGTAATGGTGATGCATGGGGACCAACAACCAACAGTGCTCAATGTGCAAACTGCGGTATTTGTGGTATATTTGGAGCAGACTTTGGTATAATGGGGTCAGTAGGTGGTAGATTTGGTCAAGGATATCATCACTGTATGCACAAAACAGTTTACACAGGACAAGCACCGTTCTGGGGAGGACAACACGGAGCAGGACCTGGAGATACTACTTGTATGTGCGGATGTTATGTGAACTGGCCAAGTGGCGGCGGACAAAGCGGAGTCAGTGCTTGTTATAATTCGGATGCACAGATTTGCTGTGCAGGCGGAATGGGCATGGGCGGCTCTGGAATAGTTAAAATTACGTTCAGTTAATGATAAATACTTAGGAGACAAAAAAATATGGCCAACGTAGAAATAGAATTTACATATGCAATTCCAAATGAGTGGTATACTGATGACTTTTCTGAAGGTAAAACAGGAACATACACTTATAGAGGTCCTGAATACATAACTATTGAGATTGACAGAGAAACCGGCGAAGAAAGAGGCTGGTGTCTAACTACACCCGAAGAACTAGAAAGACCTGTTGGTGAAGATATTATGCGCATGACTATTAGTGCTAGAGATTACCCACTGGTGTGTGAAATTTGCAATGATGTAGGCCGTGAAGATGACAGAGAGTTTATGCAGAATAGAGGCTGGAAAACACTCTATAAAGCACCTCCTGGTTATCAAGACATTGAAGTACCCGCAGAATTTCATCCTAGAGATATTTACGATGAATTTAATGTCAAATGGGACTTTGAAAAAGAAGAATTTATTCTTCCAATAAGAACTTGGAGTACTGTTGAAGGACTTAATATATCTAAAGTGACATGGGATCACTTCAGAATGATTAGAGACAAAGAACTAGCACACACAGACGGCAGAGTCGATCAAACTATGCCTGCTGAAATTGTTGCTGAATGGGAAGAATACAAAAGATTGCTACGTGAAGCACCGACTGCACTAGCAGATTTTCCACCATTTTTTGCAGGACAAATGCTTCCAAGAGAGCCAGATCCAACTGATTCAGAGATAGATGAACAAGAAGCTATGTCTGAAATTTGGTTAGATAACGCTCACGAAGAAGATATGTAAGCCAGTACTGCTTCTAACCAAAAAAACAACCAATAAATATCTTGCATATTAATGTTTTAGGTGTTATACTTAAAGCATATTAGGAGATAATTTTGGAAAGATCAACAGCATTTTTTATGAACGGTGGCGCTGGTAGAACATTATGTTCTATTCCTGCATTTGAATTATATGAAAAAGAAAATCCGCAGGATGATTTTATCATTGTGTGTGAAGGAGGAATGGATTTTTATAAAGGACATCCTACTCTGCATAAACGTGCATATGATGTATGGCACAAAGATCTTTTTGAACAATTTATTAAAGATAGAAACTGTGTAGCACCAGAGCCTTACAGAGTATGGGAATATTATAATCAACAAGCAAGCCTAGCACAAGCATTTGATATTGCAATCAGCAACAAAGGTTTAAGAGAAGTATCATTTCCAAAAATTTATCACAACAAACACGAAATAGTTGAAGCACATCAAGTTATACAAGAAGTAAAAAATGCCACTGGTTTTGACAAACTAGTAGTTATACAGCCATTTGGTAGAACAGCAGAAAACAGACCAGACTTTGTTATTGACGGTACATCACGTAGTCTTACTTTAAATGATACAATAGAATTAGTTAATGAATTAAAAAAAGAATATGCAGTAATTGTAATGAGTGAATTTCCTGTGGGATTTCACAAAGAAGGTGAGCAGATTAAACATCCAGTTGCAGTGCCACAGATACCTAATATTAGAATTTGGAGCGCAATAATTGAAATAGCTGATCATTTTGTTGGATGTGACAGTGTAGGTCAGCATATGGCAAAAGCTGTAGGAACAACAGCAACAGCAGTCATAGGTTCAACATTTCCAATTAACATATCTTATCCTGAAGATAAAGATTTTGATATTGTTGATGTTGGTGAAGGAAAAAGAACTTACAGTCCTATTAGAATATCAGGTGAAGAACTACAAGATAGATTAAATGACGAAGTTATGGAATTATCAGAAGAAACAAAAAAATTAATAATTGAAAAAGTAAAAAAACGTTTAGGTAAAACAACAAAGTTTAGTGGTAAAGTAGCACAGTTTACACCACCACAGCAAACAGCATGCGGACACCAAGGAGGTTAATATGAGTTTGTGGATAGCAGGTATAACTAGAGGTCATAACGGTGGAGTATGTTTGCTCAAAGATGGTGAAGTAGTTTTTAGTATAGAAGAAGAAAGATTAAGTAGAAGAAAATATGACGGCGGCCCATTGGCTGCTATGACAAAAATTTTAGATTACACAGATAAGTTAGACTATCTTGTTATTGCACATACAACTCCAGTTGATGATGCAGGACGGATTGATTTTACATACGATAATATGTATACTGGCCTAGCACGTAAACTAGGATTAATTGATCAACACGTTCATGATCATGATGAGCATCCACAAGTGATAGATTTGAGCTCAGTGCATCACAAACTACACGCCGCATGTGCGTTTTATAGATCAGGATTTGAAAGTGCAACAGCAGTCATTGTAGACGGTGCAGGAACATTTATTCCTATTGCTGTAAACAACAATCAAGTTATGACATGGGAATTAGAAAGCATTTTTTCGTGCGAATATCCAGATAATATTGTGACATTATACAAACACCAAGGCGCAAGAGATCCTATACCGGGTGTTAAAATGTTAATGGACAGTGCTAAGTATGGCGAACCTGGCAAACACGAAGTGTGCATAGACGATACAGCTGGTATTGTAAAATCTTATGAAGCAGTGACAGATTATTGTGGATTTAGTTTTATTGAAGCAGGCAAAACTATGGGCCTATCACCATATGGTAAAGAAAATTCAAACATTCCAAAGTTTTTCTCAGACTATGGCGGAAAGTTATGGCGTACTAGCAATAGAAATATGGTTATCCCGCAATATCCTAACGGTGCACTTATAAATGGAAATAACTATGCAGAATTAGAAACACCAGACGATTTTTTTGCTGACGGCAACGATGTCACTATGTTAGATAACCGAAGAGATTTAGCATACAGAATACAACAAGACAGTCAAGAAGAAGTTTTAAAATTGATTTTTAAAGCTGTTGAAATGACAGGAAATAAAAATGTAGTTCTCAGCGGCGGTTATGGACTTAACTGTGTTGCAAACTATTACTACTTAGACAAACTTAAAGAGCATGGTATTAAACTTTATGTAGAACCTGTAAGTTCTGATGCAGGAACAGCTATGGGTGGTGCACTATTTTATCATCATGTGGTCACTAGAAATACAAAAAAATACGAATACGCAGACAGTTTATATTTAGGATTTGAACCCAAATATAATAACATAGACGATTTAGTAGAAAAATACGATGCACACATCCAAGATGCTCAAGACAAAGACGTAGTTAAACTATTACGTGAAAAAAATATTGTTGCATTATTTCAAGGTAAAGCAGAAGCAGGCCCAAGAGCATTAGGAAATAGAAGTTTGTTGTTTGACCCTTCATTTGAAGATGGAAAGGATTGGGTAAACAGAGTCAAACGCAGAGAATACTTCCGTCCATTTGCAGGAACAATCTTAGCAGAACATGTACACGAATGGTTTGATTTAAGAGGAATGGAAGAATCACCGCATATGATGTATGCAGTAAATTGTCAGCCAGGTGTTGAAGGAAAAATTCCTTCAATCATACACGTTGACGGGTCATGCAGAATTCAAACTGTCACTGAAAAACAAAACAAAAACTATTACAATTTGATCAAAGAGTTCTATGAACAAACTAATATACCTATTGTGTTCAACACAAGTTTTAACTTAGGTGGAGAGCCTCTAGTTGAATCTTTAGATGATGCAATTAGAACTTTGTACAACAGTGATATAGAGTACTTGTACTTGCCTGAAATAGATAAATTAGTGACGTTGAAGAACTAATGCAACTTAAAAAACAAATATTAGATAGAATAAAAAATAACTTTTCAAATACTTTTGAATTGCAAAGAAAATACAGAAGTCATCCAGGATATAGTAAATTAGAAATACCTAATTTTTTACCAGGTGATGTAGTCAAGCAGATGGCAGAAGAACTTGATAATATACCTTTAAAGGACTGTAAAAAGTTTACCAGAAAAGGTAGTTGTATGTATGAATACAACAATGTAGATAATACTCCTATACAAGACGAAGTTGTAAGCACAATGCACAGTTCTACTTTTTTGAAATGGTTGCAAGAAGTCACAGATACAGTTGATCTTATACCGGATCCACATTTAGTAGGTGCAGGTTATGCAAAAGCATTTTCAGGAGATAGTCTAAAAGTACATACAGATTTTAATTGGAATGAACAATTAAGACTTCATAGAAGATTAAGTGTGATAATCTATTTGAACGAAGACTGGAAAGAATCATGGGGCGGCAACTTAGATTTTTATGATACAGATCGTAATAGTATCATAAGTAGAGTAGTTCCAAGTTTTGGTAATTTAGTTGTATGGAGTTATGATAATCTTGCATATCATGGTTATCCACAACCAATGAAACTTCCTGCAGGATATAGTAGAAAAAATCTAAGATTATTTTATTATGTAAGCAATGCACAACACGATGATAAATTTCCGCCACACAGAAGTTTGTATTGGTTTGATGAAAAAGAAAAGACACCTTACGATAAACCATGGACAAAATAAACTTAAAATTACCCGATTTCGAATACAAAAATTATAATTGGCTCGGAGAAGACAATGTCACTATACTAGATCGTGCTGACGAATTTGAACAGCAAAACTTAAAATATATAGAAGCAGGTTATTCGCATTACAATAGTATGTACTACAGAGCATTTGAAGTAGACGAAGATGTACACGATTTTTGCAAAACATTGTTTCCTAGATACAGTGTTGGTATAATGAAACAACCTGCAGGGCAAACATTACCAAGTCACGAAGACACCTTTTTTAAGTTTGCAAGTGTGCATAATGTAGATCCATATGAGTGTTGTAGAGTTAATATATTCTTAGAAGACTGGCAAAGCGGGCATTATTTTGAAATAAATGAAAAAAGTGTCTTGCATTGGAAGCGCGGTGATGCTATAATAATACGTAGAGATGAACCGCATTTGAGTGGAAATATGGGCATGACCACAAAGTACACTATGCAGGTCACCGGAGTATATGATGAATTTACGTGGCGCTAAACCTATACCTGATAACACAATAAAAGAGTTTATACAAACTCTTGATCCAACATTAGACCTCTATAACGAAAACATACAATCTGAATTTATAGAAAATTTCTACAATTGGATTAATAGTAGTAAATTAAATAATCTAAATGGCTTGGAAGATTTTCCTAATAAGAAACTTGTAGCAGGTACCGCACAAGCATTTGATCACTTTTACCTAAAACATAAGGATAGACGCTTTAGATTTTATAAGGGCGAATTTATGTACCACAGTGCTTGTTTAAAGCATGGTTTTGATTGGGATTATATAGAAGACGATAGACTGCATAACAATGATGCTGTAATAGTAAGTGTTCCTTTTAGTGATGCTGGCACACAATTACCAATTGAGAATCTATTGTATAATTGTTATGGTATGGATATTCCTGTACTGTTAGATTTTGCATATTTTCCATGTACAAAAAATATTAACTTAGACTTAGCAAAATTTTTAGCAGTCGAAACAATTACATTTTCAATTTCAAAAGCATTTTATGGTTGTGAGTTTTTGCGTGTAGGCATGCGACTACAACGCGAAGACAAAGACGACGGCATTGATGTATTCAATTCTGTAGAGATGGTAAACAGAGTACCGTTAAGTATTGCAAATAGTTTGATTAAAAATTATTCTGTAGATCATAATTGGCAACAGTACGCAACACATTACGAAAATGTCTGTAGAGAGAAAGGACTGACAATGACAGACTGCGTGATGTTTGGACTGGGTGGCAATGAATATAAAGAATACAACAGAGGTGGCGAAGTCAACAGAGTGTGCATCAGTGAGTTAATAGGAGAAAAACTGAATGGATAATGCAAATAAAAACCCGGGAATTTACCATTTGGATAGATTTAAATTTAATCCAAATTTTAGGATAGAATTTTTGGATGACATGGGGTTGGCAATCTCCAATGAGATTGATAGGAACAGTATACCTAACCAGTTTGAAGAATTGTTTGTGAGGTTCAAACATCTCGGATTTTTAGAGGAAGCGGGCACAAGTTGCGTGCTGATGAGCCAGGTATTAAGAAGGATCCTTAGATACCATGGCTTTAATGCATGGGTGAGAGAGTACGTAATTTATTGGATAAAAGAGGACAAGGGGTACGAAAGAATATTAGGACATAAGGATCCGCACAAACAAGTTCCACGTGGATTCATAGACGCACACGTTGCGGTTGACGTGGAAGGATTAATATTGGATTTTTCGCACGTTAGAATATTACAGGATTTTGGTTTTTCGAATCCAATAGCATTTATAGGCAGTTCTAAAAGCGAATTTCATTATGAATACCAGGATTTTGGATATCATGGAAAGGCGTGCTGGGCTCCAGCAAAGCCGCCAAATCCCGTAATTAGGCATTGGAAATTAAATCACAAAAAACAAGAAATGGAAATGTTCCATAGATATTTTACTGAATTCAGTTTTAACAAATAGGAGAACAAATGACAATAGTAAGCAGCCATAACGATTGGGATCCATTAGAAGAAGTGTTTGTAGGTATAGCAGATCATGCACGTATTCCTACAGTTGATAAATCAACACACTCTTTTGGATTTGCAGATTGTAAATATGAACATATCAAAGACTTAGAAGGTCCTAGCCCACAGTGGGTTATTGATGAAGCAAACGAAGACTTAGACGGTTTTGCAAAAGTTTTAACTGACTTAGGTGTAAAAGTAAGACGCCCTGAGTCAATTGATCACAGTGTAGAGTTTGGCTCACCTGATTGGAAAACAACAGGTTGGTACACATATTGTCCAAGAGATTTATTGTTGCCATTAGATAATCTAATTATAGATTGCCCTGGCGCCATGAGAGCAAGACAATATGAAACTACTGCATATAGAGATTTTTTATATGAAGCTATGGAAGGCGGATCACAATGGATTAGTGCTCCACGTCCGAGACTGCTTGATGAAAGTTATCAACTCGAAGATCTTAGTATTCCCACACTTGTTAACAAAGAAATTGTATTTGATGCACCTAATGTAGTGCGTTTAGGTAATGACTTGTTATATCAAGTAAGTAATTCAGGAACATTGCTAGGCGGCCAATGGTTAAAAACAATACTTGAGCCACTGGGTTATCGTATTCATCTAGCAGAAAAGTTTTATAGTTATTCACACTTTGACTCAACTGTAATTCCATTACGCCCTGGACTAGTACTGTTTAATGGTGATAGAATTACTCCAGATTGGTATCCACCTATCTTTGAATCATGGGATAAGATTTTCTTTCCAGGTGACAAAGTACACGACATTGGCACAAACTTAGCCAACGGTGTAAGTCCTTGCTCAAAGTATATTGGTTTAAACTTTATGAGTGTAAACGAAAAACTTGTTATTTGTGACGAGAATCAACACGAGCTACGTAAAGTACTTGATCAACATGGTATAGAATCAATTGGATTGCCTATGCGTCAAGCACGTACACTAAGTGGAGGATTTCACTGTGTCACACTAGATACAAAACGCAAAGGCACAAGGGAAGACTACTTTGCGTGATGGCAATAGAGGTCACTGGGTACAATATCTCGAATGGATGATAACTACATCCTGTGACCTCGCTTGTCCTGGCTGTGACAGATTTATAGACTATAATCATAATTGGACTGAAAATTTATCCGAAATTGAACGTAATATGGATTTTTGGTCAAAACATCTTGATCCTGATAATTTAACTTTGATAGGAGGTGAACCTTTATTACACCCATACATTTACAGGATCATTCAAATGGCAAGAAAAAGTTTTAATCATGCATGTGTAGAAATATATACCAATGGTTTACTGTTTCCTAAACGTCCCAAACTAATAGATAAACTACTTGAATTAGGTAATTGTAAAATTAGTTTGACCTATCATAATCAAGATCCAAAAATAAGAAATATAATTGATAAAAATATTAAAAAATATGTATTCAAAAATTTCAATTGGTATCAAACAGGACCTAGCACGTGGAAGTACAAAGATATAGAATTTGAAACAACTGATCCTACGCAAGGCGGTTGGTATGATTATAGGCAGAACATAGACGGAGTTTTAAAACCTTGGACAGATAATGATCCTCAATCTAGTTATAAGAATTGTTCAGCAAATATCTATCCTATCATATATAAAAATAGATTATATAAGTGTCCGCCTATAAGTATGTTAGAAACACATTTAACCAAAACTTTTCAACTTGGTGACGAAGATTGGAAACCTTATTTAGAATACAAAGGTCTTGGTACAGATTTTAGGGAAGAAGAACTTGTAGAATTTGTAAATAACATTACCAAACCAAACCCAATATGTAGAATGTGTCCTGCTAATCCGTTGTTAAAACCGCAACAAGAAGCAGTAGTCAAACATAAGATAGAAAAAATAAAATGAAAACATATCCTGCTTTATTACTATACAGTGGATCTAGAATATTTGGTAATCTAGTCAAACAACATTTTGATGATATTATCAAATTTAGAAGTTTAGGCATGGATGATTCTAGCAAGCATCATGATAAAATTGTGTTGTTTATGGAATATGTAGGTAATAATACACAAACTTTAGAACTTATTGCAGAAACATTACCTAATGTAAAAGCAAATGAATTCTATATTGTAATTGATGATTGTTATGAGGGATTAATAGATAACGAATTTATTGAAAAATTTACAGACCTTTGTAAAAATAACAAAAAAATAACTGATTATATGATTCTAAGTTCTAATAAAAAATTACAAGAAAAAGTAGAAAAAGGTAAATTTCATTATTTGAATATTCATTTGCATTTGCCTGTGTATGACGGTATAGAAACACAATTTCTTAATCATACTATTAACAAAAAATTAAGAAGTAAGAAATTTTTGTGTGTAAATAGACAGGAAAGAGTACATAGATTAAGAACAATAGACTATCTTATTGAAAAAGATATTTTAAAACACACTCATGCAAGCTGTTTTTTAGGAGAATATTCAGCTTTATTAGATAATAAAAATTTCACACAAAATCCTTCAGTAGAAAAATACCAAGACGAAGATTTACGCAGAACTGTGCTTACAAAAGAGTCTAAAGAAAGACTTAAAAAGCATCTTCCTTTGATACTAGATGTACAAGAACATCAATACAAAGCATTTGCATGTCACTTACCAGCTTTAGAAAATTATTTTGATGACAGTTATTGGAGTATTGTCACTGAAGGAGATTTTGCTGCTAAAGATCAAATACAGTTTACTGAAAAAGTTGTAAAATGTTTTGCTTATCACCATCCTTTTATTGTAATAGGACTGCCAAATACTTTGCAAACTCTAAGAGAACACGGATTCTTTACGTTTGATAGTATCATAGATGAATCATATGACAAAGAACTAAACAACGATAAACGTTTACAAATGGCATTAGAGCAAGTTAACAAGCTCAATCAACTTAACTTACAAGAAATGAAACGATTGTATCAGGACATCACGCCTATATTAGAACATAATTACAGAAGATATACTGAACTTTACAATCAAGCAGAGCCTATGTTTTTGGTAAGTCGATTGCTATATTGGTTTCATCAAAATTAACATAAGGCAACTCAATATTATCAAAGCAATCGAATAATTCTTTAATTAACAAATCTAATATTTTCGGATCAGATAGAAATTGATTATTGGCTTGTAAAGTATGTTTGCTATCTGTAGAAAAATAATTAGGAATAGTTTTATAGAAATCGTTCTTAAAAGGATCAAACACATATGAATTATTGTTTGCAATGTATGGATTAGCCTGTTCTACTACCACAAAATTAGTTTTACCAAGGTCATCGGCTATACTTTGTTCTATACCAGTAGGAACGATAGCACAATCACAGCTTTTTATTAACTGATATAATTCTAAATCAGTACAACCGTCAATTTTTTCGACAACATTGACTCTTTCAGACAAATAATCTTTGAGTTTACTATGTAGATTTTTGTTAATATTGCCTAAATACACAAAACTATAATTGTGTACATTCGATTCTTGCAATTTATTGTTTATTTTTTGAATAACAGTGTCATTAACACTTATGTTGATAGTATCTGTAATACAATCTTCGCCTAAAATTTTATTTTTTGCATATTGTATAGGATTTTCATTACACAAAAACCAATCTATAGAAAAATCAATTAACATAGTTTCATTATCAAAAAACATTTTAGAAATATTATGATCTTCAGCACTGTATATTTTTCCTACTAGTTCGGGAACATGATAGACAAATTCATAAACTTTATCAAAAATAACAACAAATTCTTTTTGTTTTTTTGAAAAAGATTTAAATGCTTTACAACATTCGTAAGCAATATATGAATTTGTGTTTTTTAGAACAAATATTTTCATTATTTTTCAACAACGTCTAGTACAAATTGTAAAATTACAGCAGTATCATCGCTATTGTTCGTAGTAGTTCCAACTTTTAGATGACTTGGCACAATATAACAGCCGCTTTCTGGCATATTGAAAGCTCTAGTGTGTGAATTCCATTCGTTTTGCTCAGTGACTCCTACTAATTCAAAAAATCTACAGTGTATATTAGAATCTATGATAAACATTCCTGAATTTGCAGGAGAATGTATGAAATAATTTGCAGAATAAAAGCCATACTGATCGTGCATCTTTAATTGTGCCCCGGGAGGAACAATATAAGCACACATATTGACAACTTGCAAATCTCTTTCTGCTGGAAGACCTATATTTCTATGCATCTGTTGTGCAAATTGTCCTAAGCCTTGAGATTTTACAACATACTTAAAAGCATTATTCATTTGAAGGCCAGGAACTGTTTGATGCACTTGAGCATGATGCATATTATTGCAATTTATGCTTTTTTGTGAAATATCGTGTATAACCTTTAGAGCTTTTTCTTTGTTTTCTTTATGGTTTTCAAATTCTATTGCATAAAGGCTATGATCAAATAAAGGGACTGTTTGCATACAGTTATTTACAAGTCAATCACACCTGTTTACTAAGAACTGGTTGGGTCTATAAATATTATCATGAAGATAGCAGTAGTCGGAGGCGGCACAGCAGGGTTTGTCGCTGCATTAATCTTAAAACAAACATATCCTAAGATGATTATAGATATTATACGTTCATCTAAGATAGGCACTATTGGCGTAGGTGAAGGAACCACAGAACATTGGCAAAGTTTTATGGAATATGTTGGTTTATCTCACAAAGATATTATAAAAAACTGTGATGCAACATATAAAACAGGTATAATGTTTGAAAATTGGTGTAAAGAAGATTACTTGCATAGTGTTGAACATTATTTTACAGATAACTTTTTCGACATATCAATAATGTATAGTTATTTAGGGGCAAAGAATGTAAAACCAAAGGACCTAGTGCTTTCGCCAAACTGGGATAGTTTGGTTTCTCTTCTTCCTGAACAAGAAAAAAATATAACAGAGTCTCCAGTAAGTCAGTATCATTTCAATACACAAAAATTGAATGAATTTTTGACAGACTTTGCTACATCAAAGGGTATAAAAATATATGATGATGAAATTAATGATATTTTTTATAACGAAGACGGGTCAATAAATTACCTACAAGGGAAATCTATACACAATTATGATTTTTATGTAGACTCTACAGGATTTAAAAAACTATTGATAGGCAAAATGGGGGCAAAATGGAAAAGTTATAAAGAACACTTACCTTTGAATACAGCAATAGTATTTCCAACTGAAAATAATGATTATCCGAGTTATACTTTGGCACGTGCAATGGATGCAGGGTGGATGTTTCGTATTCCTGTATGGGGGAGAAAAGGCAACGGATACATTTATGACAAAAATTTTATAGACGAAGATGATGCAAAAGCAGAAGTAGAAAAATTTCTAGGACATACTGTTGAAGTAAAGAAAAAAATTGAGTTTGAACCAGGGTGTCTTAAAAATCCGTGGATAAAAAATGTATGTGCAATAGGACTCAGTGCAAATTTTGTTGAGCCGCTAGAGGCAACTAGTATAGGCACGAGTATACAACAAAGTTTTTTACTTGCTAACAAAATTTTTGGTTATAATCAATCCAACATAGATCAGTATAATAATGAAACAACAGCAATTATGGAAAATATTTTAGATTTTGTTCAACTACATTATTTAGGAGGCAGAAATGATACAGAATTTTGGAAGCATGTGAAAACATTACCACTCACTCCGAGTCTAAGTCACAAACTAGACATGTGGAAACACAGGATGCCGGTCAACAACGACTGCACATTAGGTAGTGATAGTGTTTTATTTTTAGCGAAGAACTTCTTTATAGTTGCGTATAGTCTAGGACTGCTAGACCAAAAAAGTTTATCAAAACAATTTCATTCCTTTCCAGACAATGTACAAAAATATTGTGAAAGTAAAATGCTTGACTTTGATAACGTTTTGAAAACAGGTAAATTTGTAGGACATAAAGAAATACTTGAGATAATCAGGAATCACAATGGCTAATTTTTATGCTTTCGGTTGTAGTTATACCAAATATCAATATCCTACTTGGGCAGATATTTTAATTGAGTATTTTAAGGATAACAACATAGAAGGATTCAACAACGGAAGAACTGGAAGTGGTAATCAATTAATATCAAGTAGAATATGGGAGCAACACGCAAACAAAAATTTTACAAAAAATGATATTATTGTTATATGTTGGAGTAATTTCTTCCGAGATGATAGGTATATTAATGGTAAAGGATGGCATTGTCCAGGCAGCATATTTCATAATAGGTTTTCAGCACCAGCAACAATAAACAATTTTACTTATACTAACGAAAATCAATGGAAAGACCTTGCACATTTTCTATATAGAGATTGTATGATAATTACAAGCACATTAGAAGGCTTAAAAAATACAGGTGCAACAGTAATAAGCACTCATGTAATTGATCCTTACAGTGACAATGACTTGTTAGATATAACCGACATAAAATACTTTCTTGAAAAATATAAGACTTGGTTATCACCAGATGTTTGTTCAGTACAGAATTTTTTATCTGATCAATGGGTAGAAAACGATAACACTAGACCAAAGTATAGACACGAAAGCAGTCCTTTAGAATGGATAATCGAAGATCATCCTTTACCTTTAGAACATTATTCTTATGTTGAAAACATACTTGCACCTAGATTAGATATAAAACTAAGTACAAAGCACAAGGATTTTGCAGAATACTGGCAAGAAAAACTATATAAATTACCAAACGGTTATTACCCAGTGCCTGATTGGAATACTAATTCAAATGATTGGATTTTAAAATAATGAGAATATTTGCGTTTGGATGTAGTTTGACACAGTATTTTTATCCTACATGGGCTGATATTGTTCTAGCACACTACAAAGAATTAGGATACGAAACTTTTAATTGGGGTAAGAGCGGCGCTGGCAATCAGTATATTTTTACAAAAATATTTGAAGCAAATACACTGCACAAATTTACACCAGATGATATTGTTTTAGTGCAATGGACAAGCATGTTTAGAGAAGACAGATATCATGAAGACAATGGGTGGTATTGTCCAGGCGGGTTCGACATGGCTAGGCTAAAAACTTCCAAGTTTTCACTTAATAACTTTGATTATGAAGATGAATTGCAATGGGCAGATTTTTTACATTGCACAATGCGTGACTGTGCAATGATATCAAGTGCTAGATTAGCCCTTCAAGCTACAGGCTGTAAGGTTCTTTTCACAGGTTTTAGAAAATTTACGGAAACATATGAAGTGTATGATGAATTTAAAGAAAATACTCTTTTAACGATAGATAACTTAGGAAAAATACTATCTGTATATGAAAATAACATAAAACTAGATGTAGAACCAATACTAAATGCATTGAATTTTTCTACTACTGATGAGTTTTTTGCAAGCAGACCAAAGAGTATTCCAGACGTCGGAGAAAAATATAATAGCCATCTATTGCCAGAGACTCACCCTTTGCCCAATGAGCATAAAAAATATGTAGAACAGCATGTATTACCGTATTTAGGTGTAGATCATTTACATGATAAAGCAATACAGCTGGTTGATAAATATACGCATATTTTACAAGACCAAAATCCTATTGTTTTAAGTAAAATAGGATGGGTAAATAGGAACCAACAAGGGTTTTCAGACGATGGTTGGCGTCCATGATTTTGATAAATAATATTAATGTAAGGATGGTAATATGTCAAACTTGAGATCACTAACTGCTAAAAAATTACAAGAGGTAGAAAGTCACCCTTTTTATCAAAAATTACTTAGCGGTCAAATAACAGACGAAAGATATGCAATATATCTTTGGGAACAACTAGGTAGATACGATGCTATTGAAGATTGGCTTGAGCCATTGGGTATTTTCAGTGGTATGGAAGCATTGAAAAGATACGAACATGTTCGTGACGATTTTGAAGAAATTTGGAAGGGCATGCTAGGCAAAAAAACAATGCCACAGCCAAGCAGATCAACTACTGATATGCAAAAAAGAATTAAACATCTTGTTGAAGATGACATTAATGACACAATGCAGGCTCTAGCTCATGCATACGCTATGCACGGCGATTTACTTGAACTAAGCACACGTATTGACCTCAACAAACTGCCTGGCGCAAATAAAATGTTCCAGTTTAGCGAATCTGTAGATTCATTAAGAGCAAAACTAGATGCAAAATTGACAGATGCTATGGCAGAAGAAGTAAATTATTCTTATGATTTAAAAATCCGTATGTTTAACTTCTGTATGGATTGTGATCCTGAACTAATTGTACATGGTAATAGAGCAGGCGATTTACAAGAAAAGAACGAAGCAGAAGTTTACTAATTTATGTGATTGGTAATAAATTCTTTGTTAGGAATATCACTTTTTTCCAACTTTAATTTAAATTTTTCTAATTCCGAATTGGGTGTGTTTTTTATATCTAATTCAAAAGGATATGTTAAAACATTTACATACCAATTCGGAGTATAGTTTTTTATAAATTTTTCTAATTTAAACATTTCAAATAAATTATTTTTATGTATTACAGAATTAATCTGTAAATCATAACTGTTATTAATAGTCCACTCTAAAAAGTTTACTGTTTGTTTCCAATCACTGCCTTTGCGGACTTTTTCATTAGCCTCTTTGTATCCGTCAATACTTGCAATAAAACTTACTTTAGCAAAATTATTCCATACATCTGTGCAATTTTTGTTAGGTATAATACTTGTGTTAGTGTTGTAAACAACATGACATTTATTAGGTTGTGGGTGTGTTTTTAACAGAGATAAGTGTTTGTCAGTAAGCAACGGCTCCCCTCCTAAAAATAATATTTTTTCTACAGACTCTGGAATTTTGTTTATATCTGCAACTTTCAAATGTCCGTGCAATGGCTTACCATATTTTTCTTTTTCGATTGCCATCCATTGAGTGCTGAACTCAGAATTGCAACCATCACAAGCCATGTTGCAAAGGTTATCCATTCCAATCTCTAAATATGTTAATTTCTTTTCAAAACTATATTTTTCATTAAATTCTTGACGTAAACTTTTATGTCCAATTTCTTCTTCATAATAACATTTTTCACAGCCATTAATTTTTTTACCTTGCTTACTTAAATTTTGTAAATTTTTATATTCTTTACTGTCTAAAATATTTTCTAAGTCTCCGTCAAACTTTTTTATGCTTGCCTTAAAACGACAGCACGGATATACTCTGTCACCTGGACGTATATTAGTATGTTGCCAAAAAGCAGCACAAAGTGATTTATTCTCCGTAGACATCTAATATGTTTCCTGCTATTACAAATCTTTTACTTGATGTTTTTGCAACTTTATGGTATAAAAAAGGAGGAAAAAATACACACATACCTTGTTTAATTTCAAGATCAATTTCTTTCACAGTTTTATACTCTCCATACGGTAAATGATGTTTTTGACAAAACGTTAATGGACTAGAATCTTGTTCGCAATCTAAATAGTAAACAAAACTAATTCTAGGCAAACATGTATGGAAATGCTCATCAGCGTAATCTTCTGGTAAGTATTCACTAAACCACATATTAGCGTCAATAGTTAATGACTTGCTTTCTGGATTTCCTCTAATAGGACAAATTTCTTTAGTATAAATTTTTATTATTTGTTTGAACAGGTCAAGAACTATAGGCTGTGTTTCATGTATATTAAAGTCACTTGTCCAGCCAGAAATATTGTCTAGTGCAGATTCTTGCGTATTTTTTATCTTTAAAAAATGCTCAATAATTTTATTATCTTCAACATTCAACATGCAGGTATGCACAGGCATAGGATGGTCTATAAAAAATGATCCTACTGCTTTTTCTTTATGAAGATTTGTTTGTTTAATTGTAAGCATGTAATATTTACGCATTCAACTTTGCTAAATCAGCAATATTGATAGCGTAAATAACATATAATGATAAAAGTTTATGGCGATATTATGCTGGATAGGTGGATAATTGGCAAGGCCAATCGTATAAGTCCTGAAGCACCTGTTCCTGTATTGAAAGAAACACGGCAAGAAAATAGACCAGGCGGAGCAGCAAATCTTGCTCTTAACATTGCAAGTCTCGAAGGTACTATAGGAATATTTGGTGCAATAGGTGATGACAAAGAAGGTTTTAAACTAATAGAATGCTTTAGTAAATATGAAAATATAGATTGTGGTTTTACTATAGATGCAAAGATAACAACTACAAAGAATAGATTAGTAGGGCAAAGCGGTCAACACATAATGCGCTGGGACCGAGAAGAAAAGTATAACGGCAAAGCATCGTTTTCTAGGTTAAAAAACTCTGTCCAGCCTGGAGATATTGTATGTATAAGTGATTATAACAAAGGCACAATTACAAAGGATACTGTAAAAGAATTAATTAGCAAAGACTGTATAGTTTTAGTTGATCCTAAACAAAGTCCTGAATATTATCAAGATGCATTCCTTGTTAAACCTAACATGAAAGAATACAAATCTTGGTTTGGAACATATTCAAAATCATCTGCTTTTGAGAAGATAAAAGAATACGGTTGGAAATGGTTAGTTGTCACAGATGGTGCTAAAGGAATTTATGTACACAATCATAAAGGCGAATTTGCACATTTCAAAGAACCTGTTAAAGAAGTAGCAGATGTCACAGGAGCAGGAGACACAGTTTTAGCAGTGATTGCATACTACTTGCAAACTACACAGGATGTTTTTTTAGGTGCTGAAAAGGCATGCTATGCAGCTGCTAGAGCAGTTGAACACAGGGGTGTGCATGTAGTGACGCACGAAGATCTAAAAAGAGAAATTATTTTTACTAATGGTGTATTTGATATACTGCATACAGGACATCTTAAACTATTAGAATTTGCAAAATCCAAAGGTGAAAAATTAGTTGTTGGTATTAATTCAGACGCAAGCACTAAACGTCTAAAAGGAAACGATAGACCACTGAATAATCAAGATAAAAGAAAAGAACAATTAGAAACTTTACCGTGGGTAGACGAAGTAATTATTTTTGAAGAAGACACTCCTATAGACTTGATAAAAAAAGTAAAACCTAGTATAATAGTAAAAGGTGGCGATTATAGTATCCATACTGTAGTAGGCAACGGTTTAGCTGATGTTGTTATTTTTCCTACAGTAGAAGGACACAGCACAACAAAAATTGTGGAGAGAATACATGACAAGACATAAAGGCGAAGTACAAAAAGGTTGGGGTAGTGAAACTATTTTTGCAACTAACGATTTATATTGCGGTAAATTATTAAATTTTAATCAAGGCGCAAAATTTAGTATGCATATGCACAAAGAAAAAGACGAAACTTGGCATGTGTTAAGTGGTAGTTTCATATTAAAAACTATAGATACAACTTCTGCAGAAACTAATATAGAAACTTTGAATACAGGAGACACTAAACATATTCCTCCCATGTTGCCACATCAACTAATGTGTGTTGAATCAGGATCTATTATTGAAGTAAGTACACCCGATAGTGTTGAAGATAATTATAGAATAGAAAAGGGTGACAGTCAATCATGAAGTTTTTAGGTTTGCAAATGAATGTCACTCAAGATGGTGATGTTAATACAGATCATATTATAAAGTGTATAGAAACTTACAAAGATGTTGATTATGTTATTACACCTGAATGTGCTATGACAGGATATACACAAAATTGGCAAATTAACGCAAGTAAAAATTTAGATCGAATTAGAGAAGCATGTGACAAAAATAATACAGCAATATTTTTAGGCAGTCTTTGGCGGCAAGCAAAATCTACATACAACTGTTGCATAGTAATAGATAACAATGGTCAAGGATGCGGACTAAGGACGAAAAGTTTGTTGACTAGTTATGATGAACACTTAAATTTAGATACACTGCCAGTAGAAGACATTACACTGCCTATGCATAATAAGGTAAAAGCAGGAGTACTGATTTGTAATGATATGTGGGGGAGTGCAATGTATAATAAAAATTGTATTCCGACTGATATGGTTTTACAAGGCGAACTACATATTTTTATACATTTGAGTAATGGAGAAAGAGGTAAAGGCAAAACATTTGATAAAGTTTACTTCGACTGGCACACTGCATGGTTGCAAATGATATCACAACATCATATGATACATGTTATAAGTGTAGATAATGCTTGTCATATGACAGGTGAAAGTTATAATGGCAGAACTGCAAGTCCGTCAGGTGTATGGTACTTGGGTGATAGATATAGTGATGTACCAGATCATGGACAACAAGAGTTTATATATGAAGTTGATGAGAGTGTGTTGCTTGAAGATCCTTGGAGCAGGTTATGAAAATTTTAATTACAGGACATCAAGGATTTATTGGAAAAAATTTAGCAGAATGGCTAAAGCAAAAGCATGAGGTTTTAGGTTATGAATGGCACAAAGAAAACTTGCCACTTATAAAAGATTTTGATTGGGTAATTCATCTAGGTGCAATTAGCGATACAACCGAAAGAGATGTAAACAAAATACTTTCTCAAAATTATGATTTCTCTAAATGGTTATACAATCAATGTAAAATTTATGGAGTAAATTTACAATACGCAAGTAGTGCTAGTGTATATGGATCTACTACTGAATTTAAAGAAACACTTAATTGTGATCCGCAGAGTCCTTATGCATGGAGTAAATTTTTATTTGATAGATGGTCTAGAGCAGTACATGACAATAGTTTTATTTGCCAAGGCTTTAGATATTTTAATGTATATGGTCCACACGAAGAACACAAAGGCAACCAAGCAAGTCCTGTATATAAATTTACAAAACAAGCAGTAGAAACTACAGAAATACAGCTCTTTGAAAACAGTGAAAATTATAAAAGAGATTTTGTTTTTGTAGGAGATGTTTGCAATATACACGAAAAAATGTTAGATGTTGACAAAAGCGGCATATGGAATATTGGTACAGGAACAGCCATAAGTTTTGATCATGTAGCTAAACTAGTAGCTAAACAAAAAAAAGCACTTATAAAACATATAAAAATGCCAGAAAATTTAAAAAATCAGTATCAAACTTACACCTGTAGTGATAACACAAAATTATTAGAAACAATATCGCATGAATTTATAAAAATAGATGACTATATAGCCTCTTTATAATACCTTCTGCAAACGATAAATATTGTATAGAGGTATAAAATGTCATCAGCACCAATTGTAGATAGAATTCGAATCATTCCTAGACCGGATGATTTTTTAGATAGAAATTTTGGTAACAGTGGAGAAGTCTTTTTTGACAAAGATAGTGCTTCACTAAGGCTATTTGACGGTGATGAACAGGGCGGATACACAGTCCTTACAAACAGCAATTTACAAAACAATATAATAGATAGTGGGGTTGCATTAGTTGAATATACTGTTACTGTAGGCACTGATCCGGACGAAGTAGAAAGTGGAAACAAGTATTTTATTGACGGTGAGTACAAACCAAAATTAAATTTTGTAATTGGTTATACATATATCTTTAACCAAAATGATCAGACAAATGAATATTTTCCAAATCCTGAAGGCGGCACTGTAAACCAACATCCATTAAATTTTAGTAGCGATGATCCTAACGGAGAATTAGGTACTGGCACAACATATTTGCAAAATGTTGTTTATAAACTAGACAACGATGTTGTAGATAAACAAACCTATTGGGATAAATTTTCAGCTGCAACCCAGCGCAGTGTTCAATTAACAGTGCTAAGTAACACTCCTACTACACTTTATTATTGGTGTCAACAGCATACTGGTATGGGCAACGAGATAGTCACAGCTCAACCAGGAACGGGAAGTGGCGGAAGTATTAGTGTTTCTGCAACTCCTCCAGAAGATGTAGAAAACGGAGCAATTTGGTTTAACAGTGATACCGGAAAAATATATGTATATCTACAAGATGAAGATAGTATACAATGGGTGCAACCAACTTATCCAGTTCCAACAGCACTTACTGATTTAGGCATCACTGACGGTACAGTAGGACAAGTACTAACTACTGACGGAGACGGCAATTTTACTTTTGAAGATAGTGGTGGTGGTGGAGGTAGTGTAGGCAATTTCACACTAGATGCCTCTGTAATAACAACAGATGACAGTAGTGGAATAAGCATAGTTCCTGCAACTACATTTAATAGTGATGTTACTGTAGAAAATGATTTAAATGTTAATGGCAAAACATCTATCAGTGGAAGTTTAAACGTACAAAATATTACCGATGTAGGATTAGGAGCCGCTTCAATTGATAGTGCAACTACACTTACATTATCTGCTCCTGACGGTGTAATTATAAGGAATTCTCCTTTGCGTTTACCTCCCTTTACAACAGCTGAAAGAGATTTACTTACACCTGAGGAAGGTGATGTGATTCTAAATACAACTCTAAATACGATTCAAGCCTATATTTCTAGCAGTTGGACAAATTTATAATGGAAAAAGAATATATAGTAATTGTAAACAAAGGTGTTGATTTAGAACAATTTGATTCTGAATTGGCAGCAAGTACAGGCAACGACAAAATACCTAATCGCAGCGTTGATGTTGCAAATCCTAGGCCTGGATCTAAACGTATGACGCATTGGATGCTTACAGATGATGAAGCAAATAATCTAAAAAAAGATCCTAGAGTGTTAAATGTAGAAATTCCACCTAAAATGCGTACTGATATCTCTATTGGTTTAAATGCTACGCAAGAATTTAATTTCAACAAAATAATAGAAGCTAATAACACTACTGCTAATTGGGGATTGACTAGAGTTAATTCTACAAGCAATAATTATGGAAACGGTTCAACACCGTTACGCCAAGAATTTGAATATGCTATAGATGGTACCGGTGTAGATATTGTTATTCAAGATACAGGAATAGAAGCTGGACATCCTGATTTTAATAATAAAAAAGGTATTAGTAGATTACAACAAATTGATTGGTATTCTGCAAGTGGATTACCTGGCACTATGCCAACAAATCATTACACAGATTATCATGGTCACGGAACTCACTGTGCAGGTGTAAGTGCAGGATTGACATACGGGTTTGCTAAAAATGCAAATATTTACGCTCTAAAAGTAGAAGGTCTTGAAGGACCTACTGATCCTAATGTAGGTATTCCTGTAGAAGATTGTTTTGATGTTATTAAACAATGGCATCAAAATAAGAATAACGGAAGACCGACTGTAGTCAATATGAGTTGGGGATATGGGGGTACAAGATTTCAAACTGATCCTACATCAGGTGTATACAGAGGCAATCCTTGGGTATATGCATTAGAGACTGGCAACGAAATTTGGCAACAATATGGGGTTGTACCTCTGTTGAGTGGTAACACACCTGCCAGACGAATTCCAGTGAGAGTAGCAAGTGTAGATACCGACATAGAAGAATTAATTGATGCAGGAGTACATGTTTGTATAGCTGCAGGCAACGATTATTACAAAATAGATGTTTCAACAGGAGATGATTATAATAATACAGTTGACCTAGGCAACGGCCAAGAGTTTTATCACAGAGGCAGTAGTCCATATTCTGACAGAGCTTTTATGGTGGGTAATATTAACAGCAGTACTATTGAAAATGAATCAGGTATATTTATAGACAGGACAGCAGAAAGTTCAAATAGAGGTCCAGGAACAAACATTTGGGCGCCTGGTACAGATATTTTAAGTTCAAATAGTAACGTTACCGTGTTGTCACCTGTAGCAAATTATGATGATAACTATACAGTTGCAAACATATCAGGCACATCAATGGCATCTCCGCAGGTTGCAGGAGTAGTTGCCCTTCATGCTCAAATCAAACCAAATATCACACCTGAACAGATGCAAACTAGAATATTTGGAGATAGTAAACCTACAATATATAATCCAGGAACAGATACAGATTATGCTGAATATTTTACCCATATTTTAGGATCTCAAAACAGATTTTTGTACAATAAGTATGGTAGGCAACCACTTAAAATTAACAGTCCATCTACAGTAACAATTGGAAGTGTATAAATATGAATAGAGGTACTCAATGGCTTTAAATTTTCCAACAGATCCATCAAATGGAGCTACATACACTGAAGGAAATACTACATGGCAATATGATGGTGTTGCTTGGAATATTGTAGGTAACACTTCTGCAGTTTCATTACCAAACAATTTTACTACAATAGGTGATGTTTCAGCAACCATAGCAGGAGATAATCTAACTTTTACAGCAGGTAGTAATATGACTATTACTTCTGATGCAGAAACAAAAAATATTACCTTTGCAAGCACAGGTGGTGGTGGTGGTGGCGAAGGAGAAGCTAATCAAAATGCTTTTTCTAATATCACTGTTCAAGGACAAGATACGGTTCAAGCAGATGCTGTGTCAGATACGTTTACACTTATAGCAGGAACAAATGTTACAATTACCACAAACAGTAGCACAGATGAAATAACAATTAATTCTACAGCATCTGGCGGATCGTCAACTTTTAGTTCTCTTACTGATGTAAGTAATGCTTCTTTAGATGTGGCTCAGATATACGAACCTGCGCTTTTAATGTTTAGAGTTGATAATAATTCTACTAGTGCTTATAGATTTTTAAATCATTATGGTATTGCTGATAATCCTGCAATCTATGTAATTGGAGGTGCAACAGCGGCTTTTGACTTGTCACTAGTTCCTGGACATCCATTTGCTATACAAGATAACACACTTACAGAAATTAGCACAGGATTAGTTCATGTTGCTCCAGACGGAACAATTAGTCTTGACGCTAATGCACAAGGAAAAGATAGTGGCGTTTTGTATTGGAGAATTCCAGAAAATCCTGCAAGCACTAATTATGTCTATCAGTGTAGAAGTCATGCATCTATGTTTGGAACTATTACAGTAAAAAGATTAAGTATTATTTAATACGTCATCACACATAGTATCTAATTCTTGTCTGAGTTGAACAGATTTTTCTACACTTGGCCTAACACCTACTGGATCTAATTGTAGGCTACTGTGTGCAGTATCAATTAATTCTATTTGTGTTTGAAAATCTGCAAGAATAGATTTATATTTTCTTTGTATACTAGAATCTTTTATTTTTGATATTGCTACAGAATATCGCTTGACGTCATCTAGATATTTTTTATTTGAACTTATTTTCATTAGAAATTATCTTTTTTTACAACAACATAAACATCGTCTTGAACAAAACCACTGTTTGATTCTGTAACACTTCCTTTGGGAGATGTGCATTCTAAACTATACGGAGTTTTTGTATTACATTGTAATACTGCACCTTCTTTAACTTCAGTTTGAAAAATTTTTCCTTCTTTGTCAATCCAACGGAATAAAAATACACCTTCATTAATGAACCAACTTTTTTCTGTTTCTAATTGAAAATAAAAAGGAGTCTTTCCTTGTTTTTCAAATACTAAAATTTTTGCGCCATAATTTGGCATTTTTGCCCAGACTAATTCATATCCCCAATCTGTTTTGTTTATATTATCTACTTTCTTTTCTTGATCCATTTCTAATCCAATAAGTCTATTAATTTAAACACTGTTTCTAGTTTAGTTTGATTAACTTTGTTACTTAGTGTGTTTCTAAGCCCATGATGCAAAGGTTTGGGCCATTTACCAAAACTAACCCAAGCATAACCATCGTGTTCTTTGTTTAATACAGGTATAAATTCTTTATCAACTACACACAGATATGTATGGAAATGAAACTTAGAATCATTTGAAATAAAAGTTTCAAGTGGTATAGTTTTTTTGATAGGAGTGTCACCTATCTCTTCTGCGATTTCTCTTTTTAAACTTTCCCAGGGAGTTTCTTTGCCTTCATTAGTGCCACCAACTAGTCCCCAAAGATTACTTTGTTTTCCTTGTGTTCTGTGTAGAAAAAGAAATCTCTTTGTGTCGAGTGTGTAAAATAAAGCGCCACTACAAATAATTTGATTCATATAATTAATTATATAAAATAATGATATATGTTTTGTGATATGGATTATTGTCTAGTATTTTAATCGCCATGATCCGTGTGGATATTCACCTTCAAACGACAGTATCCACTCGCTGTTATCCCATTTGTATTGAATACCTGTATTTAAATTAGTTGTAAATACTGTATCTGTTGACGAACTAGAATCAAACACTACATGCCATTTGGACCCATCCCATTCAACTATGTCGTTTTCTCCAGCAATGAAATCAGTTCCGTCTGTGTTTTTCCAATCATCTGCACCGTCTACATTTATTTCGTCACCAATACCTGAGCCTAGAAGAAGTATTCTAGTTCCTG